TAGTCATAAGGTTTGGCAACATCCATTACCGATTGCCAGAGCCATCAAGAAAAACTTTGCAAGATTAGCAAAGGAACATAAGATTAAAAGAGTTCAAACTGCTGTAAGAGCAGACTTTAAAATGGGTCTAAAGTTTGCTAAATGGTTAGGTTTGGAAAACGAAGGATTAATGAAACATTATGGTTTTGATGGTTCAGATCACTTCAGATATGCGAGGATATTCTAATGAGTTGGCAAATGGCGGTAGTAGGAGCATTAGGTGTAGCACAGTATCAACAACAAGGTGCTATGGGAAAATACAATCAAGCAGTTCAAAATAGAAATGCTGTTGTTGCTGAACAAGAAGCTCAACAATTAGATAAAAAATTAGAATTTGATATTGCTCAATTTGATAAAAAAGTTGTTAAATTAGAGGGTGAGACTCAAACTAATCTTGCTAAGTCTGGAGTTGAGACTGGTACAGGAACATCAGCAAGAATTAATATAGCAAATTTAACAGAAGCAGAAATACAAAGAAAACTTCTTAGATATAATACAGATGTAGCAAAAGCAGGTAAACTTGAAGAAGCTAACTTTGCAAGAATACAAGGTCAACTTTATAGACAAGAAGCTAGGTTAGCACAAATACAAACAGTAGCAAAAACTGGAACTAGCTTACTTAGTATGTCTGGTGGTTTTAGTGGTAGTTCACCTTATGGTTCTGCTAGTTCAGGAAGTTTTCAAACATCACAAGGTAGAATTATAGGAGGAGTATAATGCCAAAGATACCAACATATACAGCAACAGGAAGTATTACAGAACAAGTTGGTTCTGTAAAATCTGGAATAAAAGTTTCACCTTTTGCAACTCCTGCTTCAGCATTACAACCTGTTTCTGATTTTATTACAGAAGAATATATCAAAGAAAGAAAATTAGAAGCTGATAATAAAGCAACTCAAATATTAAATGATTTATATGTAGATCAAAAAGACAGTCGTGGAAATACAATCCAAAAAGGATTAATGACAATTCAAAGCGAAACTAAAAATAATCCCAATCCTAATGATGCTTCTTCTTTACACGATCAACAAGTTAATAATTTATTTAATTACGCTAAAAATAATAAATTTCAAACCTTAGATAATTTTACAAAAAAAGCATTAGAAAAAAAATATTATGCAACAGCTGGTGTATTAAAAGTTTCTGCTTTAGAAGGATCTCGTCTTAAACAAATTGATGAAGCAAAAAACATAGATGAAGATTTAGTTTCAAAAGAAACTTTAATTTTAAAAGAAGTTGGTCCATCTTATCTAGAAGTTTATAAAGACAAAATTTCTAAAAGAATAAATAATAATCCTAAGTATGACGATGGAGTAAAAAAAATATTAAATGAATCATATATAAAATTTGGTCAAGATAATTTAGCTGAATCTATGTCAGTCAATCAACCTTTTGCTTTTAAAGAAGCAGTACAAAAAGGATTTTTTGATTCTTTAAAAGCTGAAGAAATTATAAAGTATTCACAAGAAGCTGATAAACAAATTAAACTTAGAAAGTTTCAAGTGTTAACTAATTCATTAAATTTATCTCCTGATGATTCTCCTAATAAATTAAGTTTAGCTTTTGATGAAATTCAAAAAGGAACTTTTGGTGGAAATGAAAATTTACAAAATTTATATCAAGGATTATCTCAACAAGAAAAAATTGAATTTAATTCTTTTGCTTCTAAAAAAGCAAGGGAAATGAAAACAGATATGCAATTTACAATTTTAGCAAATAATCAAATTGCAAGAATGGATGTTGCTCAAAAATCTAAAGAAATAATTAATAATATGAATAAAAAAAAAGGAATTTATCAAAAACAAATAGAAGAATTATTTGGTAGCACTCCTGCTATTGTAGAACAATTTTCATCTTTAAATGAAAAATATGTAAATAAACAAACTGATAAAATAACATCCTTTGATAAAAATGAATCCATTATTAAAATGATAATAGAAGATAAGATAAATACTATTACAGATAAATTTTTATTAGATGGAGAAACAACATCAAAAAGTATAGTTGAAAGGGTTGGAGATAGTATCAATACAAAAGATTTACAATATTTAAACAATCTTTTTGTTATATCAAATGAAGAAAATTTTAAATTTAATCATAAAAAATTTTTTGATTTTGTTAATATTTTTAAATATCAAATATCTGGTCCTATTGCCTTGCAAGACCTTGATGATTCTAAAGAAGAAAGATTAAGTAATTTTAAATACATTATGTATGATAGATACATTGATGGTTTAAAAAATGGAAAAACACCTGATGATTTATTAGATACTACAAGTGAATCTTTTATAGGTAAAGATATTAAAAAGTTTATTCCTGATTCTAATTTTATTTTTAAAAATGTTATTCAAAAATTAAAAAAAGAAAAGGGAGATCAACAAATAATCCTTCCACCAAAAAGAAAAGAAAATCAAACTACAAAAGAATATTTGGAATCTGATGAGTATAAAGAATTCTTAAAACAAAAAGGAATGTAATGGAAACCATTGCTGAACAAATAAAGAATTTTCAAAATGCTGGTTTTTCTAATGAAGAAATAGAATCATTTAAAAAAGAAAAAATTTTAGAATTAGAAGGTGCAGGATTTAATGACAATGAAATACTTAATGAGTTTGGTTATAAACCATTAAACAAACAACCTATATATGATTATTGGGATGAAGTTATTTTTGAAATTAAAAATGAAAAAAAATCTGTATATGAACAACTTAATGAAATAGAAAAAACTAATCCTAACAATGAAACATTAAAACAAAAATTAGTTGGTGATGTTTTTCAACCTTTACAATATTGGAAAAGAGGTTGGGGTGGTGGAATATATAATCTTTATGAAGCATATAAAACAGATGGAATAACTCCAGAACTTTACACTCAACCTCAATTTGATGATACTGGTATTATTGAAAGAAACATTCAAAACATTGCCACTATAATTAAAGATTTACCAATATATGCAGTTGGTTCAATACCAGGAATAATTGCTAGGTCACCTGGACTTGCTGTTGGTGGAGCTGGTTTTGTTGGTGGTAGTTTAAGAAAAACTTTTTTAACTGCCTTAGAAAATGATGAAGTAAATAGTTTTTCTGAATGGTTTGAAATATTTACTAAAGAAGGAATAAAAGCTGGAGCAAAAGAAGCAGCTCAACTTTATGCTGCTTATAAAGTTCCAGGATTAATGGGTAAATATGGTAAAGGTTTTATTCCAAATTTATTTGGTCAGGTTGTTGGTTTTGAAACAGTTGGAGCTTTAATTGAAAGAGAACTACCAAGTAAAGAACAATTAACAGATTCATTTATATTGTTTGGAACTTTAGGACTTGCAGGAAAAGGAATAACTAAAGCAGTAGAAAATATAAAAGTAGCAGATAAAAATGCGTTAGAACATTATCAAGATATGGTATCTGATAAAACTATTTTAGAAGATACGTCTAGCACTAACATAAAACATCCAAGAGGTTATGGAATAAAAGAAGAAGTACGATCTGAAGTTCAAGTAGATAAATTTAAAGAAGGAATTATTTTTGAAACTAACGCTGAAAAAAAACTTTTTGACAAAACAAGATATGATAAAATAGAAGAGAAAACAACCACTAAGGAAGTTAAAGATTTAGTAACTAAAAATTTATTGGATAGATTTCATCCTATTTTAGAAATACTTAGAAGAGTAGATAAAGAAAAAAACCCAATAGGAATACTTAATATATATGAAAGATTTAGAACTTTAGTAGGTATGGATTATCGTGCTGGAACTTTTATTGAAATTGCAACAATAGATGGAGGGTTAAATAATAAAGGAAAATCTTTTATTCAAATTATGAAACCCATTGCAAAAAGTAAACAATCTTATGCAGAATTTAATAATTATAAAATAGCTAAAAGAGTTATTGAGTTAGAGGAACGTGGTATTAATTCAGGATTCCCTTTAGAAGCTGCAAGAGAAGTTGCTAGTAATAAAAAATTAATTAATAAGTATGAAAAAATATCAAAAGAATTAGATAATTATCAAAGAGAATTATTGGAATATATAAAAGAAAGAGGACTAATATCTCAAGAAGCATTCAATAATATGATTGAAGCTAATAAAAATTACATTCCATTTTCAAGAATTATTGAAGCTAAAAAAGGAGAAACTGGATATACAAACTCAGTATCAAATCCTTTAAAAAAAATTAAGGATGCAAAAGGTTTAGACACATTTGATCCAATAGAAACAGTTTATAAAAATACTTTTCATCTTATTAAACTTGCAGAAAGAAATGCAGCATTAATAGAATTTTTTAATTTTATAGAAAAAAATAAAGAGGCATTCCCAGATATTAATTTAAAAAAAACAAAAGTTAAATCAATAAAATTAGAAAGAAAAGAATTAGGAAAAATTTTAGATTCAACTTCTGAAAATTTTATATCTGATAAAGCTATTGAAAATTTTAAAATATTTAGAAGAGAATTTTTAAGACCTGATGATAATTCAGTTGGAGTTTATCGTAATGGTAAATTTGAAGTTTGGGAAGTAGGTAAGGAATTAGCTGAAGCTATGAAAGATTTTGATCCAAGACAAATGGGTATGATTAATAAATATCTAAGTAAACCTGCTTCTTGGTTAAGAGCAGGTGCAACTTTATCTCCAGACTTTGTTGTTGGAAACATTGTAAGAGATACTGTTTCAGCAACTATATTTAGTAAATCAGGCTTTGTTCCTATATGGAGTTCTCTTGAAGGACTTGGAACTTTAATACTTGGTAAAACTGGAATAAGTAAAAAATCTCAAGCGATATATCAAAAATGGATTAGATCAGGCGGTATGCAGTCTACTTTAGTTTCTTTAGATAGAAAGGTTTATGATAAACCAGCTTTTGATATTTTAAATCAAGGACCAATAAGAAACAAATTAAAAAATCCTATGGAAATTTTAAGAGTTATTTCTGAACTATCAGAAAATATGACAAGGATAGCTGAATTTAAAAAATCTTATAACAAAGCTAAAAAATTAGGATTATCAGAAAGAGAAGCAATAGAAAGAGGAGGATTTGAATCACGAGATATTACGATTGATTACGCAAAAATGGGAACAAAGATTAGAGGTTTAAATCAAATAGTTGCTTTCTTTAATGCTAGACTTCAAGGTTATGCAAAAATTTATGATGCCTTCTCAAAACGACCAGGTAGAACTATGACTTTAATTACAGGAGGAATTATACTTCCAAGTATTTATTTATGGTTTGCAAACAGAGATGATGAAAGAGTACAAAGATTACCTGAGTGGGTTAAAGATCATTATTGGATTATTGCAACAGAAGATAAACTTTATAAAATTCCAAAACCATTTGAACCAGGAGTTGTATTTGGAACTGGGGTAGAACAATTTTTAGATTTTTGGTCTAAAGAAGATCCAAATGACTTTGCCAGATTTACAAAAGATTTCTTATGGTCAAATGTAAAAAACGTATTACCTATTCCTCAATACGCATTACCTATTGGAGAAACAATTTTTAACTATAGTTTGTTTAAAGATACTCCTCTTGTTCCTTATTATATGGATAAAAACTTACCATCTCAATATCAATATACTAACTATACTTCTGAAACTGCAAAGTTAATTAGTAAAACTATAAATAGTTTAGTAGGAGATTATACTAAGTTAGACAATCCAATTTACATTGACAACTTTATAAAACAATGGACTGGCGGTATAGGTGGATATGTAATTAGAGAAGTAGATAAAGCATTAATAGAATTTGGAATGATTGAAGATCCAATAAAACCAACTGATAATTTAACAGCAATACCTTTTATTAGAGCTTTTGATTTAAGAGATCCTTCTGGTTCTTCAGAATATATATCTGATTTTTATAAGGCTTATGATAAAATCAATAAAAAGTTTCAGGCTATACCTGCATTAGAAAAAAGAGGTGAATTTAAAGAGGCTCTAAAAATAAGACAAGAAATAGAGGATAAAAACGAATTATATTTAATATCGGTAAAGGATGCTATTAGTGAATTAAATCTAATTATTAGAAATATTTATAATAGCAAAGCATATACTCCAGATGAAAAAAGGGAGTTAATTGATACTCATTATTTATTAATGATTAAAGAATCTAAAAGAGCATTAGATTATATAAATAATAATGTTGAAATAGAACAGGAAAAATAATATAGACAAGTTAATATGACAATATCTTCAACTACAGTAAAGAACTCATACTTAGGTAATGGTACTCTTGATACATTTAACTATACATTCAAGATCTTTGCTAACTCAGATTTACAAGTCATCATTCGTTCCTCACTAGGAACTGAAACAGTCAAGACCTTAACAACACACTACACCGTAACTGGTGCTGGTTCTGCTTCTGGCGGTACTATAGTTTTCACTGCTGGTAACATTCCTTCAGCAACTGAAACCGTAGTGATTAGAAGAGCAGTTCCGCAAACACAGGCAATAGATTACATTGCTAATGATCCATTCCCTGCGGAATCACACGAAGAGGGTTTGGATCGTTCAATGATGGCGATACAACAAATCCAAGAGGAAGTTGATCGTTCAATAAAAATTTCAAGAACTAACACAATGTCATCTACTGAATTTACAGTAGGTGCTTCTAACAGAGCAGGAAAGATTTTAGGTTTCGATTCTGCTGGAGAACTCGTAGTTTCACAAGAGCTAGGTTCATTCCAAGGTAATTGGTCTTCTGGCGAAACTTATGCTGCTAGAGACATCGTAAAAGATACATCAAACGGAAACATTTATTTATGTAACACAGGACACACATCCTCTGGTGCAGAACCCATCTCAACTAACGCAGATAGTGCTAAGTGGGATTTATTAGTAGATGCAGAAACAGCTACTTCATCAGCTACAGCCGCTTCTAATTCAGCTAGTGCTGCTGCAACGAGTGCAAGCAATGCTGCCAGTTCAGCTTCATCAGCTAGTTCTAGTGCTTCTTCTGCAAGCTCAAGTGCTTCAACTGCTACGACTCAAGCATCCAATGCTTCTGCTAGTGCTACCTCTGCTGCCAATGCTCAAGCCGCAGCCGAAGCTGCCTTAGATGCCTTTGATGATAAATACTTAGGATCAAAATCAAGTGATCCAACATTAGACAATGATGGTAATGCTTTAGTCGATGGTGCTTTATATTTTAATACAGTAGACAACATAATGAAAGTCTACGATCTAGGTACGACTACTTGGAAACAACTTACACCTACAGCTGCACAACAAACTAACATTGATACAGTTGCAGGTCAAATTTCACCAACAAATAACATTGCAACTTTAGCTGGTTTAAATACAGAAATTACAAATTTAGGTGGTTTAACAACTGAAATTACAAATCTTAATAATATAAGAACAGATATATCTAGCGTAAATTCAATCAGTACAGAAGTACAAGGAGTTTACAATAATACATCAAATATTAATTCAGTTTACAATAATGCTACAAACATCAATACTGTTGCAGGTTTAGATTCTGAAATAAGTTTAATTGGAACAAGTGCTAACATAGCATCTATAACAACTGCGGCTAACAATTTAGCAGACATTAATGCCTTTGCTAATATTTATTTAGGACCAAGTGCAACAGCTCCAACTTTAGATCCAGACGGATCAGCTTTAGATGTAGGAGATTTATATTTTGATACAGCTTCACAAACGATGAAAGTGTACTCATCTAGTGGTTGGATTCCTGCTGGCTCAAGCGT